AGCAACTTTTAGATTGTCACTACCCAATCCACGCCACAAAGCAACTCTATTACCTAGTGCTCTTTGTTCTTTTACATAATTTTCTAATCTACTTAATAACATATTTCCTCCATTTGGTTATTAATTAAGTCACTCACAATATAATATTACTAAAATTAGCAAATATTTGCAACATTTTGCATAAATTATTTTACATAAAAAAAAGGGCCTAATTAGGCCCTTTTTGTAATACTGAGTAATAAAGTGTATTACAACTTCTCTTTATGCACCTTGACTGCCAAAGATTCCTCTCCAATCAGAGAAACCAAAAGAGTATCTTTCTCTTGCTTTGTATCTAATGTTACCTGTTGAAAAATCTGGCTCCATTGATGTTTCCATCGGTGATCTTTGGAACATTTTCAGACCTTCTCCAGCTGCATTAACAGATGTCAAGATAAAGTAAGCATCAGGATCAGTTAAATAATGATTAACACTATAACCACCAGGCACTACTCCGGTGTTTCTTATTGAGTTAATATCATTATCTGCTGTGCCTGATCTCAACTGTGAGTTTAAAATTCTGTCAGCAACAAAAACGAGCTGAGGCGGAACAATAAGTTTGTCTGCCTGTACAGAAATTGTTAAACCTCTATCATCTGTAAAGGTCGATATATCAATAAGATTATCTTCCAATGATGCTTCGTTCAGATCAGCCATAGTAGTTGCTCTATTAGCAGCTGTGCCACCACCAACTAATGGGTGGTCAGTTGCGATTAGAGATTTACCATCACCGCCTGTAAAGCTAGATGAGAAAGCATTGTTAAGGACATCTGCTCCTTTGACCTCTTTAGTATTTGCCATAGATTTTGCTAATGCTCTTACATAGCGTTTACCGAGACTGTCATAAAGATTGTCCTCAACGGCCTCTTCGGTTAAAGCAAACGCTAGTGCCACTGTATCGTGGGTGTAACGTGCACTGTAACTTTCAGATGCATTGTCAAATTGCACTCCTTGTCCTTCAGACTTGAGTGGTGCAGAACCAAAACCAGTAATTAATACTTCTTCTTCAAATGCTCTATTCGAATCCTCGATTACAAATATATCTTCATACTCGTTTTCGTAAGAGTCATAGGACATTCCAAAAAGTGCATTTAAACCAGGTTCAAGCTCTTTCGCTAATTGTGCTCTTGATATAGCCATATTATCTCCTTAAGCTAAACCAGCACCTTTTTGCCCCATAATGTGGTTTTGAATCACACAAAGAACATTGGTGTTAGCCGATGAAACATCGTCGTTATCAGGGTCCTGTGATATATCTAACGCTTTGAGAGGTAAAGTAGCTGTAGTAGCTCCTGTACCAACATCAAGTTCTGCGTTGGATATTCCAGATGAAGTATCGCCGACTGGTGATCCATCCACAATGTCGAAATTGCCGAACAAGTCTGCTACAGGCATAGCTGCATCAGCTTGGACTTCAAAAACTACATTAGGATCATCTACGACGCTTGCAATTATATCCGAAGCAGCAATGCTACCAGGATAATAATTATTAAAAACTTGCTCGCCTGTGGTCGGATCAGTGTATTGAACACCGTTAAACACACCTACAATAGGAACAGTACCAGTTGCCGTATGTCGCCCAATGACGCCGGCCGTTAGTTGAGTTACAAGATCGCCTTGAAATATTGGTGTTGTTGCACCACTAGCAATTCTGTAACGGCTTTGACCTCCGCTGTATGGGGCACCGCCCATCATTCGAACAGGTTTTAATCCAAATGAACTATTGTTATTAGCCATGAGAATTTTCTCCTAAAAAATGATTGTCACTCTTTACCGAAAGTGACACTCGATCTTCTATCGGCATCATACTTGACATAACGACTGTCTTTTTTGGACTCATTAAACATATTGTTGTCTAGCGCGTCTTTTTTCAAGGCAGTTTGTTCCTCATAATAAGCATTACGCTCATTTTTGGTCTCGACAGGTATTTTTGCTAATAGTAGACCTTCTGAATAAATTAAACCAGCATGTCTTGAATTTGCATCAGCAGTAGGTAAAACAAATTCTGAGGGAAGATCAGTGCCTCTTACAAGTTCCCAACCTTCTCGCAATCTTCTGCTTACATTTGCTGCATCAGGCTGCCCCAACATAGATTCTCTTATCCATCGATATTCATAACCTTCAGGTGGTGGCGGCGTTTCAAGCTTCCTTACTGGTCGCCATGGTTGTCTACGAGTATTTTTAGCGTGGGTCTCGGATTCACGGGAATGTCTGGTATGTGTCATTTGTTTATTTTCTTCGGTCATTTTGCCTCCCTATTAGAAATTAATTGTTTTTCTTTAGCAACAGATTTTAACCACGCTTCATCAGACATGCCGTGTGGTTTCAATCCTTTTAGGCGTTGTACCTCAGCTTTTGAAAATGATACACCGTTCTTCTTGCCTTGTGTTTGTTGCCGACCTCCGACAGAGGCTGAGGCGACTCTTTGCACAGCGGGTCTTTCCTCACTTTGTTCGGCACCGGAATTGTTAAGCTCCGGATAAACTTTGTAAACTCTTCTATTGATCTCATCATAATATTCATCAGAATCGGGTTCATAACCCTCACTTACTAGATTCATGTGAGTAAAATAAGCATATTGTGATGGTTCAGATTTGAAATTTGGGTTTGCAGCACCACTAGCATCTATTTCACCATACCAACTATTTTCTGCATGCCATGCAGATGCTTTAGGTGATGGTGGTGCTTGCACTGGTGCTTGCTGTAATGTAGGTTGTTGCACTGGTTGTAACAAATCTTCAGGATTTTGCGCTTCTTGTTGTCTTTGTGCAGCTATCCTTACTTGTTCCTTTTTAATCGAAACTTCATTCTTTAAACTGTCTGCTTTTGATATGAGCGCGGCATCACCGGACTCATGGGCTTTTTTATACAACTCATCTGCTTCTCTTTCTTTGATTGCGATGCTTTCTTGTTCTTTTTCTATAATATTTTGTTGTTGCTGGAGCACTTGTTTTTGATAACTTTGTGCTTTTGTTTGTGCCTCATGTAATCTTTGCATCAATTCAGCATTTTGATTTTGGGCCTCTCTTAACTGTTGATTTTTCTTATTTATACGTTTGGAAACGCCCTTAGTATATTTATCTAACTCATCATCTGCTACTGCTTTGGTTGGAGTCTCTTCTACATTATCTGTAATTTCGACTTCTACCTCTTCGATGTTTTCTGCTACCTGTGTTTCATTATCTATCATAAGCTTATAATATCATCCGGATTGATTATGGTGGCAATAACCTCATCATCATTGATAATTCTTACCTCTGCACCATCTTCAAGTTTAAATCTTGAGCCAGAGTAACGCCCAATTAAAACCCATTGTTTTTCTTCACACCATGGTTTATCACCATATCTATTTTTATCGTTGTAGCATAGTGGTCCTTGTTTAACCACATAGGCAACTACTGTGTGTAAAGCCTCTCTATCTACTTGTTGTTTTGTGAGAATAATACCACCTTCTGTTTCTGCTTTGCCTGAGTAAGGTAAAACCAACATGCGCCAACCTGTAGGTTGTGGCATCCTTTCAAGCACAGACTTGTCTAATTTTGTAGGGTCTAAAACCACCTCTGATGGATTGACATAAGCTTCTGCTAAATCTGTCATTTAATATTCTTTCCTAAATTACTAATAGTTTCTGCAATATAGTATAAAGCAGAAAGTTCTCCTTGCAAATATTTATAATGCTCTATATCTTTAAGTCCACCTGACATAAGAGTTTCTTGTATCTGCTGTTCTCTTTCAGCTATAGATTTTTTTATGCGATCTATAACAACTATATCGTCCATTTATTTTTTCTTTTTGGGTCTACCTCTTTTTGCAACAGTTTTTTTTGTAGTTGTTTTTTTTGCAGTTTTCTTTTTTGTAACTTTTTTGGGTTTTGGTTCCACATCACCACTAGCTATACGCTGTAACTTTGCCTCTATCCTTGCTAAATTTTCTTGGTGTGCTTTATCAGCAGCCTCTTGTGCAGCCTTAGCAGCTGCTGCCTCTTGTTTTCTTGCTTCTTTTTTTTCTGCTCTTAATTTTGCAATAGCTGCTATTTTATATGATGTTGTCATAATCTACCTCTTATTTTATTTTCGAGTTCTAATAATTTTAAATCAGCATTTTGTTTTAGTCTATCGATTGCCACACTTAATTTATCATCAGCAATTTGTTTTTGTAGGCCTAATCTTTGCATTTGTAACTCACTTTCCACTGCTTTTTCTTGCTGTCTTTGATTTTGTTTAGCAACAAATTGTTCTGATTCCATATCTAATTCTTTATCTCGTAAATCTAGTTCTCTTTTTCTAATATCAACCAATGGATCATTACTATCACTCATTCCAATAGACTGTAAAAATTCATTGGTTAATTCAGCCATAATACTAGAACTAAACTGTTCAATAATCATTTGTATTTCTTGTTGTATTTGTTGTGCTTCTGTAGGAGACACTTGTTGCATTTGGTTTTGTACTTGTGCAATCCTTAGTTGTATTTCCTCGGGCAGTTGTTCTTGAGCAAGTTGAGTAGCAAGAAACTGTAGATGTTGCATACAGTGACTAATGATTAGCGCTTGTACTTGAGGGTTTTCTTTAACCACTGATGTTAAAAACAAACTTCTGTGTGCCTCTAAATGTGCTTGATGGTTTTGTTGTGGGAAAGCTTGTGCTGGTTGTCCTAACAACAAATTAGCATTTTCTAAACCAGCATCAACAGGTTTTGGTGTCATATCAGGTGGTGGTTGTAATAAAGCATCTACATTATCGACACCTAGAGCTGCATACATGCGTTTGTATGCCTCGTAAATGCCTAAGGGACCATGCACTTCAGGATTAGATGTAACCATCTGTAACAATTCCTGTGCTAAAGTGACTCTTTGACTTTGTGAAAAAATGTTTGGGTCCGATACAGGAATAATGTCCACTCTCTCATCAAAGTCCTGTTGTTTGACTTCATTTTGTCCTGTTCCTACCTGATATGTGTAAACTGGTGGCAAATACTCACCAAAGACCTTAGACAATAAACCAAACTCTACCTTTTGTGCATAATGTAGTCTTTTGTGTATGGCACTCATTACTTTAGTGCCACGCTCTAACAAGGCAACAGTTGTCCCAACAGGCATAGCTGCATTCATATCACCTACATTCATATCTGCAATAGCTGCAAATCTTTTGCCTGAATCTACTAAAATGCCAAGTAATTGCATCAAAACATTACTTGGTTCCTTGATGGGCAAAGGTATTAAGTTTTCTCGTAATGAACCACCTGTAGTATCAATATCTCTGAATTCACCAGGTTGCAGAGGGTCATCTTCATCACGAATTCTCATGCCTCTTGCCTTAAATCCAGCTGGTAGGTTGGCCAAGGTGCCTGCATCTATTAATTGTCTTAAGATGCTGGTCGATGCTTTTGATAAACCACCTATCATGTGTGACAGTCCTAAACCATAAAAACCCAAACCTGGCAAAAATTTATACTGTACAAAATAGTTAATTTTATTTTTTAGCAGATCATTCTCTAAATAGTTTCTGCGGATAGAGAGTATCTGTCTTGAGCTATCCTCAATGGTGACAATGTAAGGTAGTTTTACACCAGTGGGTACACCATTACCATCTAAATCTTCAAACCCCTCAATGTCCAGTATTGTGTGTATTTCAAAAACAGTGCGATTTCTATTTTCTTTATAACTAGGTGTCACCCCTTGTATATCATCTATTGCCTCTTCAATGTCAGACATATCTTCGGCATAGCCATCGGTGCCTATGTCAACATTCGCATAAAAACCAGTGACTTGTTGTTTTTTTATTTCATTTGCCGACATGCTTATGGCATGTGTAATTCTTTCAGCAGAACTAATATCTGTTGCTTCATAAGGCACAATTAAATCTTCAGGAGCAATGAATTTTGCTACAGCCCTGTTTAAAGTGAAATCGTAGTAAACCTTTTTAAAACAAGAACCAGCAAGTGGTAAATAAAATAACATTTGATCTAGTTCCGGATCATACTCCTCCATTTCATTAAGAATGTAGTAGTTCATAAACTCTTGCACTCTTTCTGCTTGGTTTTCTGTTTCGATCGTACGAGCACCGACTATTTCAGTTTTTACTGGACCTTTAGCTGGTAACATTTCTTTGTAAGCTTGTGCCTGAAACTGTGTTACTGCTTCTGCTAAGATAGGATGGACAACCCCACTAGAACCTTCAAAAGGTTGAGACCGAGTTTCATCAAACTTCATGCCTAAATATTTCAAACCATCTGTATAGGTTTTTTCCCATTCAGATCGAGATTGTTTATCACTACTAATAGAACTTAATAAGTCATTTGATATTTTTTGCAGTATGTTAGGATTTATAAACTCTACTAAATTAGCATTAAAACTTAGGGTTGGTGCTGCTTGCTCTTGTATTTCTTGATCTAATAGTAGTTCTTCCTCATTAACTAAAATCTGAGCTGCATTGCTTATTTGTTCTTCTCGAGAAACATCGGGTTCTACTTTGATACTTGAACCACTGACCTTAACATCAGGATCATTTTCTGTGCCTAGTCTTTCTATTGCCATATCTAATAATAAACTGTTCTATTACTTTTTAACAGTTTAACCTCATCTTGATAATCTTCATATAGTGATATGAAACCACCTTGTCGAAAACGCATCAAAGCCATTGTAGCACTATCACAATAATCATCATAATCACCATAAGGAAATGCGGCCATTTCTTCAATAACTTCATCTGCAAAATCTCTATCAGGTGCCCATACCATGCCGGATTCAAATATGGGCGCAACACTATTCATCCTTGCTATTTTGTCTTGCCCTCGACTTGGAGAATAAGATGTTACTGGTATGCCCATACGCCTTAGTTCATGGGTTAGGGGGGTTCCTGAAGCTTTTGCTTCAATCAGCACACAATCAGGTTCCCAATATCTATACTCCTCTAATGCTAATTTTTTTAGATCGGGGAAGTCACACCTTACTCTTTTTGCATCTAATAATATAATTTCATCGGTGCTTTCATCACCTCTATTAAATATTGCCCAAGTGGTGATAGCAGAATAATCCGCAGTTTCTTTTTTTGAAAAAGCTGTATCATAACTTTGGATAACATAAGAGTAAGGAGGAACATCCTCTTGCTCCCAGCGTTGCCACCACTCTCTTTTTACAATAGACCCCTCCTCAGCAGTAGGATTCTGCATCCATTGACTGTTCCATTTAGCAAGAGGCAGTGAAGCTTTTACACTTAACAGCTCATCTTTTTGCCAAAACTCAGGCCATAATGGGTTGTCTGACTCAGGCATGATAGCTGGAAACTCAACTACATCCCATTGGTCAGCATTTTCTTCACTTTGTTTATTAAGAACTTTACCTACCAAATCTTTGGTGCTCCATCTAGTCATAACTATGACTATGATTCCACCTGGTTGTAACCTCTGTCGAGGTCCGGAGGTGTACCACTCATAGGCAGATTCTAAAGCTTTAGGTGATAGTGCATCTTGTTCGGAGTGTGGATCATCAATAATCAGTAGATCAGCACCTCGACCAGTTATAGCACCTCCAACCCCAGCTGCAAAAAACTCACCCTCTTGGTTGCTAGTCCACCTACCAGCAGACTTATTATCTGCTTGTAATTTTAATTGTGGAAAAATATGTTGAAACTCCTCACTATCTATTAAGTTTCTAACTTTTCGACCAAACCGCACTGCTAACTCTGCGGTATGTGTTGTTTGTATTATTTTAAGATTGCCTCTTTTACCCATCATCCAAGCTGGGAAAAATGTTGATGCAAACTCAGATTTTGAATGTCTAGGGGGCAAACAAACAATTAACCTTTTGATTTTGTTGTCTGCTATTTTATTGAACTTATCTGCAATGATCTTATGGTGCCTACCTTCTATAAAGTCTGGCCACATCTGTTTTATAAATGCCATAAAATCTTTTTGGCAACTATCTTGCTTTTCTAGTTGATCGTAACGATTAAGTAAAGCTACAGCTTCTGCTTGATCTTGTTCTGTAAGAATATCA